TGTGGTAGCACAGATAGAATATACACACAATATAACTTCAACACAACAACAACTAGACCCTCAAATAGGTTCGGAGGGATTAACTTTGCCGCATTAAATAAGGAAAATGGATGTCGTAAAGCTTTTATACCAGAAAATGATAGGTTTGTTGAAATTGATATTTCTGCTTATCATCCTACCCTTGCTGCCCATCTTGTGGGTTATAAGTTCGATACGGATGATATTCATGCTTCCTTTGCAAAAATGTATAAGGTGGATTATAAAAAAGCTAAAGAGTTAACATTCAAACAACTTTATGGGGGAGTGTTTAAACAGTACAAGGATTTAGAATTTTTCCAAAAAATACAAAAATATGTAGATGAATTATGGAAAAAATTTAATACTGAAGGTTATATTGAGTGTATGATTTCTAAACATAGATTTGAAAAAGATAAATTGGATAACATGAATCCACAAAAATTATTTAATTATCTGCTACAAAATTTGGAGACGTCACTTAATGTTCGTATATTAAAACATATAATAAAAAGAATAATAGCTAAAAAATCTAAATTAGTATTATACACGTATGATGCGTTTTTATTTGATTTAGCAGATGATGAAGAATATTTAATAGAAGATATAAAAAACATATTTAAAAGATATGGATTAAAAGTAAAACTTAAACATGGAACAAACTACGATTTTGAATAACATAGACAGTATTTATCAGGAGAAATACGATTTTGAAAACTCATTAAATATAGGAGACTTGAATAACAAATTATTTTGTACCTTCACATCATTAGAAGGGGTTGATGGGTTAGTAAAAGATTTATCATCCCAATATTCTATAATGTATAATAAGATGTTTGTTCTTTATATTAAGAGCAATGATGAATACGTTATCACTTATAATGTCGATCAAGGTAACGTACAAGAGATTCCTGATAATACTATTTTAGTTCATAGAAAAAAAGAAACAAATACTTTATACACGATAAATGCTTTAAATGAACTTATAAAAAGCCTAAATGGGGGGGTTGTAGATACAAAATTCCCCATAGATTGGCAACACTATAAAAACTGTGTTTTATTAACCCAACATAACGAGTTAAAACAGCTCAATACAAAAATTCATAAAATAATTGAACTTTAGTTTGGCTCCCTTATTAACTCTTATTATATTTAATTATTAATTAAAAAACAAACTAAATGGATTTAAACGCTATTAAGTCGAGATTAGACACCTTAAATAAACAGTCTAGTCCGCAAAACAAAGAAAAAAAGGATTACACTTTAATTTATTGGAAACCAAAACAAGAAGGGAAGTATCAAATTAGATTTGTTCCTTCGGCCTATGATTATCCAACAAATCCCTTTCACGAGGTTATGATGCATTATGGAGTAGGAAAATTTCCAATTATGGCTTTAACTAATTGGGGAGAAGATGATCCTGTAGTTGATTTTACTGCCAAGTTAAGGAAAACAAGTGATCCTGAAAATTGGAGGTTAGCTAAAAAGTTATCCCCAAAATTGAGAGTATTTGCTCCTGTTATTGTTAGGGGTGAAGAAGATAAAGGAGTTAGACTATTTGAATTTAGTAAAACTATTTATCTAGAATTATTATCAATTGCTGATGATGAGGATTATGGTGACTTCACTGATGTAGCTGAAGGACATGACTTTGTAGTTAACGCTACTAAAGTACAAGACAGATTAGGTTTTAACTTAAGTTTAAGACCAAAACCAAAAACGACACCTTTAAGTAAAGATGCTAAAGAAGTTGAAAATTGGTTAGCTAATCAGCCTTCATTATTAAAGGAGAGATTTAAGTATACTTATGATAAGTTAAAAGAAGAACTTCAAAAGTTTATTGATGGAGAGGAAGATAATGAAGATTCAATTACTTCTGAATCACCAAGTGAATTTGATGGGGATACTAAAGAAGTAAAGAATAATTCATCTAAAACCAATTTTAATCTTGATACTCAAGGAAAAAAAGTAACTTCTAAAGCTACTGAATTTGATGAAATGTTTGAAGGGGATGATGATGGTTTACCATTTTAAATTTTAAAGTTACATGGCAAGAAAAAAATCGTTACAGGAGGCAGTCTCCAAAGAAATTAAATCTAAATTTGATTTAAATGCTTTTAAAGATAAAAAAGGTTTAAAACAAAATGTTAAATTTAAAGAACAAGAATGGATCCCACTTTCTAAAGCCTTCCAAGATGTAACTTCAGTTCCAGGTATTCCTATGGGCCATATTAGTTTACTTAGAGGCCATTCCGATACAGGTAAAACAACCGCTTTATTAGAAGCAGCAGTTTCAGCTCAAAAAAGAAATATTTTACCTGTTTTCATTATTACTGAAATGAAATGGAATTGGAAATATGCTAAACAAATGGATTTAAAATTTAAAGAGACTATAGATAAAGAAACTGGAGAAATTGTTAACTATGAAGGTCAATTTATTTATGTTGATAGAGAAACTATTAGTACTATAGAGGATGTAGCTGTCTTTATTTTGGATTTAATTGATGAACAGAAAAAAGGTAATTTACCTTATGATTTATTATTTTTATGGGACAGTATAGGTTCAGTACCTTGCGAAATGTCTGTAAAATCAAATAAAAACAACAATGAATGGAATGCTGGGGCTATGTCAACTCAATTTGGTAATAATGTAAATCAACGTATTACTTTATCTAGAAAGGAATCATCTAAATACACAAATACCTTAGTTTGTATAAATAAAGTTTGGACTGCAAAAGCTGAATCACCTATGGGCAAACCAAAATTAATGAATAAAGGTGGGTTTGCAATGTGGTTTGATTCTACATTTGTAGTTACATTTGGTAATATTTCAAATGCAGGAACATCTAAAATTAAAGCAATTAAAGATGGTAAACAAGTTGAATTTGCTAAACGTGTTAATCTTCAAATTGATAAAAATCATATTAATGGTATACAATCTAGAGGAAGAATTATTATGACTCCCCATGGTTTCATAAATGATGATGATAAAGAATTAAAAGATTATAAAACCCAAAACGCCAAAGCTTGGAAGGAAATTTTAGGCGGAATCGATTTTAAAGTTATTGAAGAAGAATTCGAGTATAATGATATTTCTTCTTATACTGAAGAACCAGAATAGATTATGAATAAAAAAGAACTACTTGCCCTCTTGAATGATGATCAAGGGAATGATACGGGTGTGCTTCAAAGTAACAGAATTCTTTTAATAGATGGTTTAAATTTGTTCTTTAGAAACTTTGCTATGTTAAAAATGGTTAACCCAAAAGGGGTTCATATTGGTGGGTTAGGTGGTTTTTTAAGATCTTTAGGTGCCTTAATTAGGCAAATTCAACCTCATGAAGTTTATGTAGTATTTGATGGAGCAGGGTCTTCAATGAATAGAAAAAATATAGTCCCTGAATATAAATCTGGTAGAGAAACCCAACGAATTACTAATTGGGGAGTATTTGAAAATTTAGAAGAAGAACACGATTCTAAAGTAGACCAAATAATAAGATTAATCCAATATTTAAAAACATTACCAGTTAAAACTGTATCAATAGATAAGGTAGAAGCGGATGATATCATCGCGTATTTAAGTCATACAGCGCTAAAACAACCAGGTGATCGAGCATTCATAATATCTAGCGATAAGGATTTTCTCCAATTGGTAAGCGACAAAGTTGTCGTTTATAGACCAATAGAAAAAAAGTTTTATACTGATAAATTCTTTAAGGAAAAATATAATATGCCCACTCAAAATTATATTATTTATAAAACACTTATGGGGGATAATTCGGATAAAATTAAAGGAGTAAAAGGGTTAGGTGAGAAAAAATTATTTAAATTATTTCCTGAATTAACTAAATGGGAAGTTTCATGGGATGATATTTTAGATATTTGTGAGAAAAAATTTAAAGACCATATCATTTATGCAAGGGTTATCCAAGAAGTAGATCAATTGGAGAAAAATTATAAAATAATGGATTTAAGTAACCCAATGATGGATGAAAATGAAAAAAAATATTTAAGTGAGTTTGTAAAATCAAAAAAATTATCTTATAATCCGAAGTTATTTACAGACCTATATAATGAAGATGAATTGGGAGGAATGATAAGAAATTTAGATTTTTGGTTAAGAGAAAATTTTATAAAATTAGTTTCAAATAAATAAGTTATGACATTAAAATCAATAGACGAATATGGTCCGGGGTTTCAAATTAAAGTATTATCCTCATTATTAACCCATAAG